GGAAGATACAGCAAACTTTTGACCAGGCTGAATAATAGCGATCTGCTGCTTCTGGATGACTGGGGGCTGGAACCTCTCTCATCAGAACAGCGTAGCGACCTGCTGGAAATAGTGGATCTGATGTACCAACGAGGCTCAATCATCGTAGTGAGCCAGTTGCCGGTGGAAAACTGGTACAAAATGATCGGAGACTCCACACATGCGGATGCCATCCTAGATCGACTGGTTCATGGCAGTATCAAGATCGAACTTCAAGGAGAATCAATGCGGAAAATACAATCTCCGTTGACCGAAGGAGATCAGTGAAGGTAATTTAAAAACGGTTCTGTGAAAGTGACACGAACCGATCTCCATCGATGTTACTCACCGATCTCCTTCACGGTAATACGCACCATCAATATTCATCAAGATTTTTTTTAGAAAAAGACATGATGTAACGTGATGCGTTTTAATGATTTTGTAATTTTCGTATTTGATAATTGTATGATGCTTTCAGCTACGCCAGAATAATCGCGGCGTTTTTCTTTTTGAATAGATGTTCAAGCCTTACGCTAATGTAACTTCTATACCTTTCCTCTTCGTTCCGAACCGTGTACACCATCCGTTATTTGCGGAGGTGAGGCTATGAAATCCATGGATAAGTTAACAACGGGCATTGCCTACGGCACCTCCGCAGGCAGTGCTGGCTACTGGTTTTTACAGTTGCTCGATAAAGTCACGCCCTCACAGTGGGCAGCAATAGGTGTGCTGGGTAGCTTGGTATTTGGCCTGCTGACGTACCTGACAAACCTTTATTTCAAGATTAAAGAAGATAAGCGCAAGGCTGCGAGAGGTGAATAATGCCTCCATCATTACGAAAAGCCGTTGCTGCTGCTATTGGTGGCGGAGCAATTGCTATAGCATCAGTGTTAATCACTGGCCCAAGTGGTAACGATGGTCTGGAAGGTGTCAGCTACATACCATACAAAGATATCGTTGGCGTATGGACTGTATGTCACGGGCATACAGGAAAAGACATCATTCCCGGTAAAACGTATACCGAAGCAGAATGCAAAGCCCTCCTGAATAAAGACCTTGCCACGGTAGCCAGACAAATTAACCCGTACATCAAAGTCGATATACCGGAAACAACGCGCGGCGCTCTTTACTCGTTCGTCTATAACGTGGGCGCAGGCAATTTCAGAACATCTACTCTTCTTCGCAAAATAAACCAGGGCGATATCAAGGGCGCATGTGACCAGCTACGTCGCTGGGCATACGCTGGCGGTAAGCAATGGAAAGGCCTGATGACTCGTCGTGAGATTGAGCGTGAGGTCTGTTTGTGGGGGCAACAATGAGCAGGGTAACCGCGATTATCTCCGCTCTGGTTATCTGCATCATCGTCTGCCTGTCATGGGCTGTTAATCATTACCGTGATAATGCAATCGCCTACAAAGAACAGCGCGATAACAAGGCCAGTGAACTGGAGAAGGCGAACGCCACCATTACTGACATGCAGCAGCGCCAGCGTGATGCTGATGCACTCGATGATAAATACACGAAGGAGTTAGCTGATGCGAAAGCTGAAAATGATGCTCTTCGGCGCAAGCTTGATAATGGTGGTCGGGTGCTCGTCAAAGGAAAATGCCCTGTGCCATCCTCAGCCGAAACCTCCAGCGCCTCCGGCATGGGCAATGATGCCACCGTCGAACTCTCTCCAGTTGCTGGACGAAACGTTCTCGGTATCCGGGACGGAATTATCCGCGACCAAACAGCACTGAGAACGCTTCAGGAATACATCAGGACGCAATGCCTTCGATGATAGCGATAATTTTACTCATCATCCTTCACATCTGGCTCTGTAGACAGGGTGGTGCTCACTTCTGGAGTGAATCCAGATTAAACATCTCATTGCTGATGCTTGATATTGAGCATTTTGCGCGCGGTAAGGGGCTGCGTTGAGATAAGAGCCAGTCATTACAAATACCAGGATTTAGCCTCGCATTCGCGGGGCTTTTTATTGCCATTACAAAAGCCACTTCCTACAGAGTGGCTTTGATAATGGCTTATACCCTACACGGGATAACTTAACTGATATCCCTTTTAAAGGATAAAGGTATTCAAGCCTGACACATCATGCGCTGTATCGTCGCCGTATTCCCGTATTAACAGAGACCGTAGCCCGACGGGGAACTCCTTCTGCGCGAGTGTGTGGGAATAATCAAAAACGATGCACACCGGGGTTACCGGGTACACATATTTCATCATGCCAGCGAGTCCGGTTCTGGCACGGAAGAAACCGGACGTTATGATTTAGTGCGGAAATATTTGTGTAGTGTTCTGAATGTTCTCAGTAAAGAGTAATGAATTATCAAAGGTATAGTAATACCTTTTGTTTTCGTGGATATTTGTAATCCATCTGAAAACCCCTGCTGTAGCAAGATTTTTCCTGTATTCGTAAAATGATAACTCTCCTGATTTGAATCCTTTTAAGGTGGCTTCTATAAGGCATTTATTTTTTGAAAATCTTACATTTACAACCTTACCCTGTCCTTTTATTAAAACCGTATTATCGTTTTCAAGAACAAGATGAATATTCTCTGTGGCTAAATAGTAAATGTAATGTGAGACATTGTGACGTTTTAGTTCAGAATAAAACCAGTGATAGTTTAAATTATTTCGCACTTTATTGAATATTTGTTTAAAAATGGCAACCTGAGCCATTGTAGTACCTTCCATGTGATATGAGGGGTGTAGTCTGCACGATTATCTAAATTGCTTCAATCTGGTCTGATCTGTTTTCTGAGCAATTCAGTAATGTCACTCTTTTCTTTGTTTGCTTCAGGAGAAACTCTTTTTTCTGAGCACAGTCTCCGGCGGCAGGCTTCAATGACCCAGGCTGAGAAATTCCCGGACCCTTTTTGATCAAGAGCGATGTTAATTTGTTCAATCATTTGGTTAGGAAAGCGGATGTTGCGGGTTGTTGTTCTGCGGGTTCTGTTCTTCGTTGACATGAGGTTGTCCCGTATTCAGTGTCGCTGATTTGTATTGTCTGAAGTTGTTTTTACGTTAAGTTGATGCAGATCAATTAATATGATACCTGCGTCATAATTGATTATTTGACGTGGTTTGATGGCGTAGATGCACGTTGTGACATGCAGATGATAATTATTATCATTTTGCGGGTCCTTTCCGGCGATCCGACAGGTTACGGGGCGGCGACCTCGCGGGTTTTCGCTATTTATGAAAATTTTCCGGTTTAAGGCATTTCCGTTCTTCTTCGTTGTAACTTAATGTTTTTATTTAAAATACCCCCTGAAAAGAAAGGAAACGACAGGTGCTGAAAACGGGCTTTTTGGCCTCTGTCGTTTCCTTTCTCTGTTTTTGTCCGTGGAATGAACAATGGAAGTCAACAAAAAGCAGCTGGCTGACATTTTCGGTGCGAGTATCCGTACCATTCAGAACTGGCAGGAACAGGGAATGCCCGTTCTGCGAGGCGGTGGCAAGGGTAATGAGGTGCTTTATGACTCTGCCGCCGTTATAAGATGGTATGCCGAAAGGGATGCTGAAATTGAGAACGAAAAGCTGCGCCGGGAAGTTGAAGAACTGCGGCAGGCCAGCGAGACAGATCTCCAGCCAGGGACTATTGAGTACGAACGCCATCGACTTACGCGTGCGCAGGCCGACGCACAGGAACTGAAGAATGCCAGAGACTCCGCTGAAGTGGTGGAAACCGCATTCTGTACTTTCGTGCTGTCGCGGATCGCAGGTGAAATTGCCAGTATTCTCGACGGGATCCCCCTGTCGGTGCAGCGGCGTTTTCCGGAACTGGAAAACCGACATGTTGATTTCCTGAAACGGGATATCATCAAAGCCATGAACAAAGCAGCCGCGCTGGATGAACTGATACCGGGGTTGCTGAGTGAATATATCGAACAGTCAGGTTAACAGGCTGCGGCATTTTGTCCGCGCCGGGCTTCGCTCACTGTTCCGGCCGGAGCCACAGACCGCCGTTGAATGGGCGGATGCCAATTACTATCTCCCGAAAGAATCCGCATACCAGGAAGGGCGCTGGGAAACACTGCCCTTTCAGCGGGCCATCATGAATGCGATGGGCAGTGACTACGTCCGCGAGGTGAATGTGGTGAAGTCTGCCCGTGTTGGTTATTCCAAAATGCTGCTGGGTGTTTATGCCTACTTTATAGAGCATAAGCAGCGCAACACCCTTATCTGGTTGCCGACGGATGGTGATGCCGAGAACTTTATGAAAACCCACGTTGAGCCGACCATCCGCGATATTCCGTCGCTGCTGGCGCTGGCTCCGTGGTATGGCAAAAAGCACCGGGATAACACGCTCACTATGAAGCGTTTTTCCAATGGTCGTGGCTTCTGGTGCCTGGGCGGTAAAGCGGCAAAAAACTACCGTGAAAAGTCGGTGGATGTGGCGGGTTATGATGAACTTGCTGCTTTTGATGATGATATTGAACAGGAAGGCTCTCCGACGTTCCTTGGCGACAAACGTATTGAAGGCTCGGTCTGGCCAAAGTCCATCCGTGGCTCCACGCCCAAAGTGAGAGGCACCTGCCAGATTGAGCGTGCAGCCAGTGAATCCCCGCATTTTATGCGTTTTCATGTTGCCTGCCCGCACTGCGGGGAGGAGCAGTACCTTAAATTTGGCGATAAAGAGACGCCGTTTGGCCTCAAATGGACGCCGGATGACCCCTCCAGCGTGTTTTATCTCTGCGAGCATAACGCCTGCGTCATCCGCCAGCAGGAGCTGGACTTTACTGATGCCCGTTATATCTGCGAAAAGACCGGGATCTGGACCCGTGATGGCATTCTCTGGTTTTCGTCATCCGGTGAAGAGATTGAGCCGCCGGACAGTGTGACCTTTCACATCTGGACAGCGTACAGCCCGTTCACCACCTGGGTGCAGATTGTTAAAGACTGGATGAAAACGAAAGGGGATACGGGAAAACGTAAAACCTTCGTAAACACCACGCTCGGTGAGACGTGGGAGGCGAAAATTGGCGAACGTCCGGATGCTGAAGTGATGGCAGAGCGGAAAGAGCATTATTCAGCGCCCGTTCCTGACCGTGTGGCTTACCTGACCGCCGGTATCGACTCCCAGCTGGACCGCTACGAAATGCGCGTATGGGGATGGGGGCCGGGTGAGGAAAGCTGGCTGATTGATCGGCAGATTATTATGGGCCGCCACGACGATGAACAGACGCTGCTGCGTGTGGATGAGGCCATCAATAAAACCTATACCCGCCGGAAT